ATGCTGCATCCGTCACCATTTGAAACTGATTCATTGCTATATCCTGCTTATCTGCCATATTCTTACATTTAAGGGGCAGAAGATAAGGCAGAAAAAGGGAGACTCAAAAACTCTCTTACATTTAGGTATTATTTATTAACTTCCAATCCCTTAGAATCTCTCCATTGCTACGGACGGTTTTAATATATAGACTTCCAGAGTTAGTAATGTATAAATGGGCCGTGTATTGAACCCCTCTTAGCACTAATAATATCCCAGTTCCCATATTCTCTAAATTATCAGTAGATGAATATACACCAGCACTGATTTGATTATTGTATTTTTCATTTGATATATACTTACCTTGTTCAAATCCATTAGCTTGCATAAGCCCTTTGTTTATCTCCGTCGCTATTGGCATTGCACTTATTACTTCTGCCAATGTCGGACTAATACTGCTGCCGTTTGCTGCCAACCCACGCAATCTTGTAGGAGTTCCACCACTCATTGCATTTTCTTTAATATCCTCTGTCATACTTCTCATATTTTAGGGGCATAATTTCCGGATGGAAATATTACCCGATTTAACATTTTGTTTTTAATCTCGTTTTGTAAATTATAAATCAAATTTTTCCGTAATATCTGAAGAACTCAAAAGGAGTTCTCACATCAAGATAACTGTCTTGCTTTCATAAAAAACTTTCATACATCTTTTCATTTATATTAGTTTGTTAATTAACCGGGTTTTCGTAATCATGGTCACCCAAATCAGCATACGAATACGAAATGCCATTTTTATTGGTTGAAATCCAGACTCCTCCCAATGATATGAATTCATAAACACCAGGCTCTGTGATATGAGCTTTATTGCAATAATGGTATTGACCGTCAACCAACTCCATATCATTAAATCCGTCCGATGTCACAACTGACACATAGCCATATGTGCTCCCTGAAGAATTATTATATATGATCAAGGATATTTTCATACCCACACATTGGGCAGAGCTGGGAAGCATGTACTCACTTTGGCCTATTCTACTGGGACGCCCATTGCCAAAATCCGAACCAAAATTGGGGTTCAGGTAAAAGTAGCCTTCATTGGAACTAAACCCATGTATCTTTATGAATGCCGCTGTCGCTGTAATTTTTCCTTGAACATTGACCTCTCCAGTCTCACCATCAATGCTACAAGTGACATTTCCATTCTTATCCCTTGCCAATACGTTCTGCACCACCAAATCATCCACATAGATTTCATCGGCACGTATCTTTCTTATTAAAGCCATATCCATAGCCACAAACATATACTGCTGTGCCGCCTCCCAATTAGCATCACCGTCTATCGAGGTAGGTGCGACAGTGACCGACGTACCGTAAGCCCGTACCCGAAACGGGATGGTGCGATTGTTGAATGTGGCCAGTACGATGTCATGGTAATCTTCATTCCAGACATATGTGTTGCCTTTGGCGAAAAAACCTCTCGGACGCGGCTCGCTGGCGTCTCGTCCGCTTGCTCCGTCATAGCTGACACCCACTGATATCTCGGCTATAAAACTGTCATTCCATGCCGAAGCGTCCGCCTGGCTCTGATAACAGCGAACCGAGAAAGTGGAATACCCAGCCGAAGCGTTGACCGTAATCTCGGAAGCCCTCGAAGGCCCTGCGATGGCGCTCCATATCCCGTTGCTGTACCCCCGTGCGGTCAGATATCCGTCCGGATAAGTCAATGTGGCGCTACCAAGCGTCCGCTTGGCATAGACGCGGAAAGCTGAAGGAACAAGCGAACCGGCATTGCTCACCCGTATATTGCTGCATGTACTGATGAGATAGACCATGCCGCCGTCTGATGTCAGTTGTTCCCATTCGTCGGTGTTCACTTCTTCGGTAATAATATAACCGTAGGACTTGCCGCCGTTCTGGGTCTGAGTGATTCGCCTCCCATCATGAGTTGTCTGAGTCCATAGAGGTGGATTCGAAGTATCAACCTTGGAGAGCCAGGAGCGACTCCCCATCGTGCAGATGGTGAGCTTTTTGTATGGAGTATTAGCGGTTCTCCACTCACCGCCAGCCTTGACAGATTCGCCGTCACCACCCGGCGTACCGGGTTTACCGTCAGCACCGTCCACGACCATGGGGATAGTTTCCCGGTCCACGACCTGCCCACCCACGTAATAAACGAACTGCAACTGCGTCGTGAAGTTCTTCGGGGAAATGGCCGTGCCGTTCTGTATCTCGACCTCCGAACCACCGTCCTTACTGTATTTCAGCACACCGTCAGTCGTAACGGCAGTATTGCCGCCTACAGACTTGGTGCGTGTACATGACACGCTTACCACGCTGTAAGTGCCGTCTTTCCGTTTGCTGACTGAAGAAACGGAGGGCACCAGTCGATAGAGCACCGCATCACTGCCCGGATTACCGGCACGCACCCCGGCAATGGTGAATACCAGCTCACGGCTTATGTCCGTATCCTGTACCGTAGCCGTAACGGTTATCCTGACCTCTGAACGTGCAGGCATCGAAATGCCAGAAGCCACGGTAAACGCTATCACACCCGTATTGACATTGTAGCTCTCCGTGACACCGGCAGGGGTCACGCATGAGATGGACTTGAGCTGTAGTTTCTTCGTACCATACCACATGCCGACGGTTGTATTGAGCACGGACTGCGAAACAGTCTTTCCTTCGTATGTCAAGGCAATGCTCTCCATCTCGTTGTCGAAATCGGCTACAATGGCCGACTCGCCGTCAAAGCCCCATTTGGCCCAGATGGCTGCCGGTGAAAACGCACTCCATACACCGTCCTTCTTAGTCCGGCAGCAAGCCCACTCGTATGGCAGGCTCTCGCTGACACCAATCGGGTCATCGTGCCAGCCGGACGGAACATAGTCATCCACCTGCGAGGTGGCTGGCGTGGAAGGTGTTATGTTCTCTGTCGTATGCTTAAAAATCCACTCATAATCCCTGCCGTCACGCCCATCCTGGCCGTTCTCCACCAGCAGCTCATATTCAGCGGTATTCAAGTCCCCGGTAATGGTATAACCGTAGGACTTGCCACCGTTCTGCGTCTGCAGGATGCGTCTCCCCTCATTGGTCGTCTGAGTCCACATCGGAGGATTGTCGGTACCACCAGGAGCAATACAGAGGAACACACGTCCGGCCATCCTGGTAATACCCATGTAAGGTATATGCTTGCCGGTCTGCCAGTCACCGCAATTGGTGATGCTTGTACCGTCTGCACCCTTGCTGCCAGTCACACAGATGGCGTTCGTTGTGGTGCTTGTGCCATCAGTAAAAACTATCCTTGTCCTGGTCCAGATATACCATCCGTTTTTCCATGCCGGAGAGGTAGTCTGCCAGCTGCCTCCGGTTGTGGTGGCCGATGAAGAGGAAAGGTAGTATTCTTCGGTAATGGACCTGATGCCCTTGCCGTCAGCTCCCTGCCCACCACTGATACAAGCCGCCTGTGTGTATTTGATTTCGCCATCAGAATAGACAATCTTCGTCCGCGACCAGATATACTTGCCAGCTTCCCATTCTGGGGAGGTAGTCTGCCAACCGTCCACCGGGGCAATGACATTCGACACCGATATCGCGTATTCCACATCGGTAGACTTGATACCCTTGCCGCTTTCTCCCTTGGCTGCATATTTCAACCAATCAGCATTGCCGTCTGTCGGCTCTGTAGTCGAACCCTTCTCGTTTACACATATCCATGAACTGCCGTTATGCGTCACCTCATCGTAATAGGCATACTTCTCACCCTTTTTCCACGTACCTTTAAATAGCGGTACCCGAAACGCCTCGCCGGTGATGTCATCCACCTGGAATATCTTGCCGGACATGATGACGTGGCGAAAAACAGCCGAGTAGTTGTCGGCCGGAATGCCATGCACGGTACGGCCTTTCTTTTTGCCAATCCACGACATCTCTTGTGCCGGCTCGACATCCCAGGTATTGGCGTGGTCAAAGAAAGTAATGCAGTTGTTGCCGTTAACCGTATCAATCAGGATGTACGTCTGCCGTTCCGGGTCCGTAAAGTTACCCGTCTGGGCGAGTACCATCGCATCCCCCGGCTTCCAGTCGGTACCCGGTTTCGGCGTCATGACGAATGTCTTGGCAGTGTAATCGGCAGAAGTCACCCGGAACTTCATCTCCTCGAACCCCTGCAGCTTGCCTTCGGCGTTCTTGGTGACGAAGTAAGTAGTAAGTATATCATCCACAAACTGGCTCAGGACGTCAGCATCCGTCAAATCGGGTGTAATCGTATAGCTGCCGTCACCGTTGTCGCTCCATTCCTTGACCGTACATCCACCTCCGGGAGAGGCACACATACGTCCCTTGAAGTAGGTAATGCGGTTATAGGCAATCTCCGGAACAAACAGACGTTTCCTAAATATGCCTTCCTCCATTTCCAGGATGCCATTCTTATCGATGCACCCTCCGGATATGCCGGTGAGGAATTCGCCGAACTTGACCCAATCTCCGAAGGTCATGGGGAAGGGAGTGCCATCAGCTCGGTCTTTCCTCAGAAAAATCTTCTCCAATTCTTCAGGGGAGTATTTGGATAACAGATTCAAGATTCCGACCAGCGTGCGGCCAACCCGTTCCGCCGTATTCTCATTCTCCTGGGTAGCGTACCGTACCTGTAGGGCAAGTTCCTTGAGTATGTCAATCGTATCTGCCATATTATGAAACAAATGCCTTCCGGCAGTTCAAAGCTTTATAAGGTTCGGACAGACTAACAGCCGCAATCACGCCATAAAGCTGGTTATCATTGTTCACCACATAATCCGCTTCTACATCTTCCAAGGAAAAAGCGAGCCACAGCCTTTTCATCCTTTTGTCTTCCAAAATTTGGTTGAGCAGCTCATCAAGAATACGTTCGCACTTGTCAAGGGCAGCCTCTATCTGCTCATAGTCGGAGGTGTCGGACACATGCTCCACAATGAAGAGCAGGTAATCGCGGTCTTTTCGGTATGCACCCGGATTACCGCCGTAACTGAATCCTGAGCCACGGTCCACAATCACTGCCGGATAGTGGAGCACGCTGTCCAGTGCCGTATGTTTCTCCCGTTCTGATGAGAGGAAGTGTACTTCATCATTCTCCTTGTGTCGTATATCGACATGCCTTTCAGCCAGCTTTTCTATGTATTCCGAAAAAGTCATTTCTTCTGTTTTTGGGCGTCACGTATCCTTTTGTTGAGCAGGCGGAATGCCGTTGCCACCGGCATCGCCTGGTATTTCTCCATCACCGCCACATCGTCACCGACAAAGGCGTCGAAGATGTCGAGCCAGTTGACAGACGGTGCGGCGGGACTTTTCCGCTTTTCCTCCGGTTCATCATCCAACGGAAAGAGGAAAGGAAAAGCCTTTGAAAGCCACCTCTTGACAAAAACGTAGTTCAGGAATACGGCATACTTGACGTGCCTGTCAATTTTTGCCACCTTCATTATCCGTTTTTGCAGTATCAGCGGTTTCTGCCTGCTAAATAAGCCGTTTTTCCCACCCGACGGTAGGACAATATATTCGTTGTCTTTCAAATAGAGCATTGATACGAAAGTGTCCAGTGAGGCATCCTTGCCGTCACGGACATATCGGTTGAAAGCAGTGTCCACGTGCATGAAGTGTTCGAAACACATCCCTTTCAGGCGTTCCCCCGGCGCTTTCAGCCCGGAGACGGCAGGAAGGATAAAGCGGTCCATCCGGACACGGCAGTCGCTGATGAACTCCACCAGTTCGCTCAGCTTATAACTGTAATAGGTGTCGGAACCAACCCCGGACGGCAGGGAATAGAACTCCTTCAGGAAGGAGGGTTCGTCCATTTCCTGAAGATAAAGCCGCGAGACGAGCAGGAACTGTGCCGGTGTCAGTTCCTCCCATTTCTGGGGTACCCGACGGATTATCTCATGGCGGATTCCGAATCTACGGTATGCAATGCGAAGCTCCCTCATGTCCAGAACGTGCGTTTATGGTCATTGTCCCGGTCGTATATCTGCCTGGGATCACCCTCATAGAAATTCTCAAAACAGTTCCGTACCGTACGCAGCAGCACGGTCATGTACATGTCCGCATCCGCTTTCAGATTCTGAATCTGTACGGCGATACGCTCCGCATCGACGGGTCTCTTCTCCTCATTGCCCTTCTCACCCGGCTGTACAGTGGTGAAGTACAGCCCCCGGTCTGTGACGCTACCCGTCTCCATCAGCAGCCGTCTGACCGCCATTGCCACAATGTAGCGGGAGCAGGCAAGGCGCAACCGCTCCACACTCTTCCGGGCTTCTTCGTCTTCTGGGGGATTTACCAGTCCGTCAATCAGATGCTCATACAGCTTGTCACCGATGGCCGGCTGAAGGAGCATCTCCTCGGCAAACTTCAGGTGCGGCTGCAGGCGAAGGAAAACAATCCGGCTGCCATTGATAAAACAGACGTCATTGACATCCGCGGTACTGCGGACAATGGCCGATTTACGGTCCTGATAGGCCCGGGAGGACGCGAACTCCGGATATTCGGCTATATGGGCATACAGAAATTCAAGCAGCTCGTCGAGCGCATTGAACCCCTTGTTGCGTAACGATGCCCGCAGGTTATCTTCCTGATACTTGTACACCTGCTGGAATGATTCGCCGTTGTCGGATTTCTGACGTTGGAAGCCCGCATCGGTGATACGCATGCTGATTTCATCGAAATCGTTCCAGAACGCCAGGTTCGCGTTCGCGCGTTTGCAGATCTCCAGCAGGCGGCTGTCCAGCTTCTCCCGTTCGGTTGCCCCTTCGGTATTCTGTTCCAATACATCCGGATTTGGACCGAATTCGTATATCTCGACTACTTCGCCTGCCATCGCATCGCCCAATAACGGTACGAGGTATTGTCGGAAAGCATTCCGAAGCGGTGCCTCCATCATGTCAAAGGAGATGGCGGTGTTCACCTTCATCACCGCTTTCAGCTCCTTGCCGTTGTTCCATTTTTCTGCACTGAATATCATTAGCTCAATGTTTTTTTGGTACCGCTGCCGGTATCGAGGGTTACTAATACGGTATTGCGGAAACGCAGCTCGCATTCCGGCATGCCGTTCATTTTGATATAGAGTTCTATAGGGTCCAGGATGTTCTGCCGGTCAATCCACGCGTTGGCAATGTTCACAAGGAATGCCTCACGGATATTGGAACCGCCCTGGTTGCCGGCATAGGTGCCACCGGGCATACCTGCACCGAGCACATTCGGGTTCACCATCAATGCAAACAGAATTTCCGAGTTGGCGGCTGCCGACACCGGAAGATTGTCACTGCCCTGGTATTTGTTCTCCAGCGGCTTGATTTTCCATTCCTCCTCAATCCTGCCGTTCATCTCGTTCACGGCATAATGCGAGAAGATGGGCTTCTCCGCATTGTCCGGTCCGCAAAGGTTCTGCTCCACAGAATCCATGTACTTCTGTATGGCCGCCTCACGTTCCTTGGCAGAGTAGTCCTTGGACGGGTATTTCTTCTCCCAGTAGGAATACGGTATCTGTACATGCCACTTCCAGGTTATCTGGTTCTTGTAGGCTTTCTTGAGGAAATGGGGGATAAGATGGGCTATCTCCACCCATCCACAAACGTAGGCAGGCCACCAGATGGGCATGCCGTAAAGGTCATCGTTGCTCCAGCTGTCGCGTACCGGCATGATGAAACCGTCCTTCACCTTTCCGGCAAACTTCAACACCTCGGCGTGCATCTGCGGGTCGTATTCGGAGAGCACATCCAGCCTGGTGTATTGTCCCTTGTCCGGACGTTGCGGCCAATATCCGGAAACGATGCACTTGCAGGCTCCGTATTCGTCCACTTCGGAATAGCGGCGGTAAAGCGCATTGACCGGATTGACTCCTGCAAAAGAATTGCCGGCAGCCGACGGCACAAACTGGACGGCACCGTTACCGAACTTCAGGTAATCCCGAAGCACCTTCTCCATGTAGCGCCTCACATTCCGGGAAGCAATAAAAGCTTGTACCCGGCTATCGGTAACGGGCTTCAGCATCTCGTTGCCGCCATTGTCGTAACCCGCCACCCTGCATGGATAAATACCCTGACCGAGAGTCAGATTTCGGAGGAATTTCAGTCCGGTGTTGAGCACGCTGGTATTCCCGATTTCCTCAGCCGCTTTCTGGGGGAAATCGTTTTCGTCTCCCCATGGGCGGATCTTCACTCCGTCGATGTCTATATAGCTGACGTTCGACAGATTGTATGGCGCCAGGATTCGGGTACGCTCCTTCATTTCGTTCTGGGGTGTCCCCGTCGTTTCGCCGAATATGTACGTGGACTGCATCAGCAGGGGAATGCCGCTTGAATTAAACAATATGTTCATCAGAATATTATTTTCTTTTTGTTATACTCCAGTATCAGGTCAATATCCACAGGGTAGGGGTGTCCTTCCGGATTTCCCTTGCAGTCGCAGGGCTGCACGCCCCGGAGCTGGTATTCCTTCATGTTCATGCGTCCTGCACCGCAGGCGTAGGCCTGGGGCATGAAATAGACCTTGCCTTCCTTACTGACGAACTTTATCGAAAAGATGCGCCGGCGTCCGCGTTCGTCCGTGCGGATGTCCATGTCGGCCAGAGCCAGGTTTCTGCGTATTGTCTCCATATCATTATATCATTCAAATGTTCTGTCAAATGTGTAGTCAAATATTCCTCCACCGAACGAGTACCGGTCAAATACCTGGTGCTTTCTGCTTGCCGGGCAGAAGGTGAGGTTCACGTTCACCCGCTGGTTTCCCATCTTGGTATGGGTAAAGTCAATGTCCGTGATGATGATCTCCATCGGAAGCGATGGCGCGTCATACCATCGCTGTACCGGAGAAGTCAGCATGTCCACCAATGCCTTGTATTTGTTTTCGTCCAGATAGCCGGTATTGACAGTGCGTAAATCGTTGAAGAAAGGGCTGAACCTCCGTTTCTGTTTCGTCAGGTCCGTAATATCCCCCTCCAGTTCCGGACTGTACTGTACCAGTCCGGAAAATGAAATCGATTCCGGGAGCCCGAACACGTTATAGTAGAGGAACTGGTGCATTTCCCGGTGGTTCTGCCGGTCAAGGACATACCTTACAAGGTCTGTCAATGTACCGTTGGTGATGCGTGCGTCATACGATATGATATTGTCGCATTGGACGCCTGAGAGCCGGCTTATCTTTACCGGACTCATGTTATATGCCGTCATGCGGTCTGTGCCGGACAGTTCGAGCTTTACGGTTTTCTTGATGCTGGAGCCGGACTCCATGTATATGATGTCTATAAATACCTCTGTCCTGGCCGAGACGAAAAAGGAGAGATAGTCAATGCTGTTTTGCCTGATATGCTTGATTTTATATCGGGAGTAGAAGATAAAGTCCGTCTGCGGGTCGAAAGACACATGATACCTTGAGTAAAATACATGCAGGGTATAGTTTTCGGTGGACTCGCTGTCCGAGAGTTCCAGCCGTACCTCCATGGGCAGCAAGGCCACACGGTCATCCCCACCGTTGAGCTCAGGACGTACAAAATACTCATTGATAATGTCTCCGGGGTCGCAAATGATGACTGTGTTGCTGTGGTCTGGATAATAAATTTCGGACAGTGCCTCCTGCCCGTCAACCTCTATCCTGAGGCTCAGTTTGTCATGCACGTCCGCAATGCGGATGTCCTGCATGTCAGAGGAAAACACATATGAGTCATTTACAAGATTTGTCACCATCTCCATAAGTCTTTAGATACTCCCAACACCAGCGACCTGTTGTACAAGTCATAGCCCGCCCTGAACTCCCAGGACTTACGCCGGTACCCTGCGGACAGTACACATCCGTAATGTCCCGCATCCATTCCCAACACCAGCGCGTTGTTGCAGACGACCGGTTGCCGGTAGTCCACCACTACCGTGCGGTCAAGCAATGAATTGTGGGATATCACGTCGGTCAGCTCCACTTTCAGGTAAGGCCGTTCAATAATTGTATCAAGATAATTCTTCTCCGAGAAATAGTCGGCCAGTATAGCCGCCGTATCCACTTCTGTGGGTACCTCACGGACAATCACCTCCGGTTCCGGAATGGCAGGGCGTATCGTGTCATGCCTGACCACCGTTTCCGGTACGCGGACAATGCTCCGTTTCCGGGAACCCAGCCAGTGGCCGGCCCAACCGGAGAGAAATGCGATAACCGCACAAAGCAACATATGGCTAACCTTCCGTCTCATCGGCCTTTTTTCTGAATTTATCCATGACCGTCACCCACAATATTCCCACCTGCTTAATCAGCGTATCTTTCGGCTTGCCGTCGATGACTGCCAGGTTCTCCAGTATGCTTGTCACGTGCTCGACGCAGAACCAGGTCATGACGAACACCTTGACAATGGAAAAGAACAGGGTGGCCAGCAGCATGACAAAGCTTTCTTCCGCTCCGGCCTTGCTCTCCAAATAGAACGAGTGGGTGATATAGATGATGGTCAGCCAGATACACAGCTTGATGATGCAGCGTGAGAAACGGAAGGATTCAAATCCTATTCCCTGGACCTTGCTCGCCCGGATGCCCGTCCACATCTCTGAAACAATGGCGACGAGCATGGCCATGGCCAGGAACGGTGTAATGCCTATCCATTCGCTGACTACGGCAGTGACGGCGCTGAAGGAGATGGCCGGAAATTGCAGGTTGTACTTGAAGCTCGGAGCCACCGAAAGAAAGAACTCCTTCGGTGAATCATACCCATAGGTGGCGACGAATCTTGTGAAAAAGCGTATCATATCTCTTTTTTTGTCACAAAGATAGAGCCCAACCATCCGCTCTCATAGGACAAAAAAAGCCCCTCCGTGGTTGAAGGAACGGTACACGGCCAGTCATTCCGCTTTTCGGGTCCCATTCCGTTTGCGAGCGTGCGAGCAAACGGAATGGGTGCGCCCTGCACCCCTCCGTCAAATCAGCCCCTCATCGTTGAAGCTGTAATAACCATCATTCGTTATTATGACATGGTCTAATATTCTGATATTGAACAATGCGGCGGCATTGTTCATTCTTTCGGTTATTTTCTTATCCTCCATACTCGGGCAGATGTTTCCGCTCGGATGATTATGTACCGCCACGAACTGTACCGCCCCCGTTTCAATCAACACCCGCATTATCAGCCGTATATCTACACAAGTCTGGTCTATCGCCCCTACTGATATCCTTTGCTTGCTTATCACCTTGGAAGAACGGCTCAACGCAAGCACCCAAAATTCTTCATTCGGCAAATCTCCTATCAATGGGCGCATCAAGTTGTATATATCATCACTGCACCGGACGGCATCCGCATCCCTGCGCCTTACCTCCTTGCGCCTGTACAATTCCACAGCTGCCACCGCTATGCGTCTGCGGTGCGGTGTGAGGCTGTTAAACAGTCGTTCCAAGCGATATTCTCCCGTCCATGCGTCTGAAACGGTGTCGGCTTTGTTCGTGAGTTCACCTATCAGCTGGCTATCCGTTTTTTCTCTATTATCGTCAAACAGCGACAACTGCACTGCATTTCCTGCTTTCATTTTTCTTTTCATGTCCTCATTAATTTAAAACTGTCCTACCCAAGAAATAACCTCCCAACACTTCCGCACCTAATTGCTCCAGTGCGCACGCAAATTGTGCGTAGCTGTGTCCTTTCGTTAGTATGTCATCAAAAACGAGTACCCGCTTTCCGTTGAAAAAGTCAGTATTCAGTGTAATAGTTTCCGTGTTCTGTATGCTTTTGCCTTTTTGGGTTTCGTGGATGGTCATACGTTTTCCGCCCACTTTCACGGCTTTGTAGCCATTCATGCATCCGCAAAGGTTGGAAACCTCTTCGCAAAAGTCTTGATAGCGTTTTTCCGTCCGTTCTGCCGAACTTGCAGGAACACAGACAAACACAATGCTATCGGCAAACGAACCGAATTTTTCCGTTATCTTATCCGCTACGATAGCTGCTACCTGCTTGCTGCGTTTCCCTGCCTTGAAGTCCCATATCAGTGAGCGGATTTGTTTTTCCCGTTCTGTAGCTTCGTATCTTGTCGGTATGTAATCAAATAAGGAAATCATCGGTTTATGCCATTGATTTTTCCATGCTTCGGGGATGTTTCTTTTTGCTGCCATAACTGTAAGTTTTTAATTTATTCTGGATTTCTGGAGTCGTCGGGTGGAGCCTTTTTTAATTTACTCCGTTTCCCGGAACGACTTTTTTTTATTCCGGCGTGTCTGTATGACGTGCGGTATGGTTGCCTTTTGATGCCGCAATAATTGAGGTGCCGAGGATGACATTCCGCAAGGTTCCGACTAAAACCGAAGGCTTGAATACTACCCGTAGGGCTGGAGATTTTTTAGCGGACAACGCCCGACCTTGCTTGTCAGACCGGTGCCCTACATTTGCGGACTCAAAAGACTACCTGACCGCATACAGAGATGCAGGAAATGAAAAGGAGTTCCGGAAGAGAAACGGAGGCACGCCAAGCGGAACGCTTACCGCTCTGCCCTTCCTGATGGAAGGGCGTTTCATAAAAACAGACAGAAAGCACTGCTTTCTACCGCTAAGACGCGAAAAATCCCGTTATGCAAGTTTGACATAGGATATACCGCCACCGGCACCTAAACCAGACTTGTATAACGGGATTTTTCGCGCGCCCACCCCGTATTGGGGTGACTTCTTCTCCCAATAGGGCGTTTTTGGGTACAGAAACACCCTAATCAAAAATCCACCTCCTTGAAAACCAAAAAGAAAACCCATCCCTGCAACTTCTGTTGTAGGGATGAGCCAGCTTGCTGCCCGAGCCGCGCCGTCGGTGATTTGCGGTCGCAAGCGCCCTTTCTGATTCGGAAATATGACAAAACCTTTACAATTTGTACCCGATGCTCCCAATCCCACCCGCTTCGGCCTCTCCCATAAACGAAAGGCCCTGCCATCCTCACGGACAACAGAGCCAAAGCAAACAGAAAAGAAATGTCACACCGAAGCGGCACCGGACACATTGCGGCCCATCCTCCAGGTGCGGATAATCTCTTTGCGCAGGATGAAATACTTCAAGGCATCAGTCAGGTTGGTGGATTCTTTAGGCAATCTATGTGCAGGCAGCTTATCTCCAGTCTTCTGTTTGACTATCACACTGGAGCTGTCCGGCCGGGTAGCCACCTTGGTTTCTGTCACCTCCATTTCCGACTTGAGATTCGGGCAGTTGTGCTGGTCAATCAACAGTGTAAACAACGTGCGCTCCAAGTTACCGCTGAGCAAGTCCATGAAGAACCGGTATTCCAGATTGCTACCGATGTTGCCCTGCCCCAAGCTCATCAGCTGTACCTGCCATCCAGTACGCCTGCCCTCCGCATCCGTCTCGATGTTCTTCTTTATCTGTGTGGCCATATCCGCACCCACCCCCTTGTAGTTGTTCATGGAGCGGTCATAATAAAACTTCAGTATCTTGCGCTTGTGCGGCTTGAAATAATAGAGGAACTTATCGGCCAGCTCACGCACGGAGTTAGGCGGCAATGTATAGAGTTCTTTGAGTACACGCATCACACGCCCACTACGTTGCCCGAACACCATGGAAAGCATATTGCCGGAATCCATGCCTGCCTCCAACGGTTTATTCTTATCCAGGTACCGGAGCACCGTACAGTCCTGCTCCCACCCGAACGGGTGCTGCTCTATCACTTCATTCAAGAATCCGTCCGCATAGAAGTTCTTCATCGAGAGGTTGCAGTAGAACATCTGGCTTGCCTCCAGTTTGGGGATGATGGAAAGGATGTTGCAAAGAATACCTTCCAGTCCTTCAGCGAATTCATCGCTGAACCAGTCTTCACCCAGTACATCCACGTTGACATAGGAGGAAGAGATGAAGAAGAAAGATACGCCCCGGCGTGTCTTAATCCAGCGCTCCTCCCAGCGCTTCATGTTCTTGCCAGCAAGCACCATGGAACGTTCTGCCGTATCAAGCTTGGCCTGCAATGAACGGTCTTTCCGGAAAGCTTCTTTCAGTTCCTTGTACCGCTGCATAGCTGCCACATACTCTTTTTTCGTCTCGTTATAGACAAAGCCGGCCTGCAACATGAGAAGGATTTTCCGCTTGTCATTCTGCTTGGCCAGCTTGAGAATCCAGTCGTATTCACCCAGGTGGTTCGGATTCGGCATGTCAGTAGTCAGTGTACGGCTGCGGTACCATACGCTATCACCATACTTGACCCGGAACCCACGCACGGCCTTCAGCAAGTTCGTGAACTTCTCTTCCGGGAAATACTTCACTTCATCACCAAACACCCCCACATAGGAACGACCGGCACCGATGGCCGGACGGTCCAAAGAGATAAAGGTGAAGTTGAAGCCGGTGTAGAACACCATCGTATTGCGCCAATCAGAACATATGTTGTACATGCGGTCGCGCCACTCTTTTGGCGGTTCCTGGTTCATAACATAATGGATGCCCTGCTCCCACCCCAGCTTCGACAACCCGTCCACCAGCGAGGGAACCACATTCTTGTGCAAATCAGAATACGTATCGGCCACCCATGCGAACGGTGCACCAGGGCAGTTCTGCGCCACCTCCTGCACCCGTTCAGCCAACACCTGCACCGTTTTGGCTGATGCACGCCCGGCAATCCAATAGAGCGACCAGGGCTGCATCACAGCAATGAGCTGCGCCATCCAGTTGGAATAGCGCACCTCCACATCATCCGATATCTTTAGTTTTTTCTTCCTGGTCATCGAGCATCTCTTCTATATCAACATCAATTATATTGGCATCTCTCTTGAGACGAGTCTTCTCCCGTGCAGAAATATCCTGCATACCGTCAATCTGTGCCGCGAGCAGGTTGCGGTTGGCAGAAGGCAATCCCACCGCATTCGGGTCGAGGTCATAGACCTTGATCGGTTTCTCATCCATTTCTTTCGGCTTTATCGGGTCCGGCTTATCCAACTGCTTGATTCTTGCCGCTTGTACCGTGAGATTGCCGTACACCTCCATATCTTTGGCGCTGGTGGCGTTCTGAAGTACCACCTGGGCCGCCTTCATCAGATTGTCATACATCATGTTACGGTGCGCATCATTCTCGATGGTATCACAAAGGTAGAACAGATTGATAGCCTCACTATACATCTGCCGGGCACGCATCCGTTCCACATTAAACGGTTCGTGCATCAGGAAAGCCACGGCATTATCCTTGCCATATTTACGGTTAATGCCTACCAGTGCATAGAGCACGTTGTAATAGTCCAGTTCCTCGTCCGTCAACTCCATGGTGCAGCCGGAGGCAAGGTAATCCTGCAAGGTCTCAAAGTAAGATTTATCGAACATCAGCTTATATCGTCATAAAATATCTTGTTAATGGAATTGCGGTACCCGGTCGCCTGACGGAACTTGTCGAACCGCTGTGCCTGGGTCACATTGTCACCGGTCTCCGCACTGGCGGCCATGGCCAGCCCCTCTTTGGCCCGTTGAAGCAGTTGCCCACGTTCATAATGGTACTTCAACGGTGAGCCTACCAAATTGAAGTACCAGAGGAAATCATTCTCCGGTACATGGTAATACATGGCAATCTGCCGCGGCTCATAGCCTATACCGGCCAACCGTTCAAACTCGTCCAGGTCAATACGGTCATACCACACCGGACTGTCACGCCACTTAACCAATTCGTCCGCTACGAAACTCATATACTTCTTTATTTTTAAGGAATACGTATTGTTCTTCCATCGCATTCTCGCCATAATTGCCGGAGCCTTCGACCACAAAGAAACCTGCCGATGTGTCCAGGCAGGTAATCTTTTTGTGGCTCCATGCAAATGAAAGCTCTATCTCTCCATCCTGATGGAACAGCATCAGCCTCTCGTATATCTTCGGCATACGAAACTTGATGGTCTCCGATATATGCAGATGAATACTGCCAATCAACCCTTTTTCACGCCAACGGAGCAACGCGTTGATGATACGCTCGTTGGTGGAATAGGTCGCTATATACAAGTGCCTCACCTGCCCGGCATTCTTAATCAGATAAACAATGAAAGTGAATGCCGTAAAGCCTTTTCTTTGTCTCAATGAAAAACGCCTCATTCTCCCGTGGAAGCCGCCCACACAACTCTTTCAAACTGTTCAGCTTGAATGTCAACATGGTTTCAAACCGACGGGAAAAGAAGCGGGAATCAGACATCTCCTGCCGCAATTCTTCAAGATTGAAGTAATAGCTCATTCCAATAATCTGTTAATGTCGGCCAGTTCCTTTTCATACCCTGCCAACCGTTCGCGACGGACAACATCCAGATGCGGCTTGTCACCCTTGGCCAACTCAGACTTGACCCGCCAGATATTGTTCTGGACCTGCTGCTGCCGTCGTACCAGTTCCTTGACCGGAAGATGAAGCAACTCGCTTCTGCGGCGGAACTCGGCAAAAGCCGGGTGCTTACCCAATAAAGCGTGATGCTCCTTGTAATAGTTCAGTTCCTGCCATATCATACGGTTATCCATGTAGCTGTCAATCACCTGGCGGCTGACATCGGCGCACTCCTGCAGGGAGGTACAATCCCTCAGCCTGGCATGTAACCGCACATAGGCATGGTATTTGCTGAACTTGCGGGAAGCGAGTGCCTCCAACTCCATCGGACAGCCGGGGGCATTGAGAAACGGAAACTCATCACGGAAAGACTCGGGTCCTTTCCGTGATGACGGTTCCGGCAATGCCCTTCAGCCCTCAAAGTCCGACGGTTCCGGAAACACCCCTTCCAAAAACTTTTCCAACCATGGTGAATACCCTGATACCGCATTGTTCATAAACATCTTGCGGGATAAGAGGTCGAGTACCTTCTTCTCATCCGGCTTTTGTGAAACCACCGGCAGCAACACCTGGTCTGTCGGCCAGTTGAGATATACGGGTTGTGTCGGATAAGGAAGAGAATTATAATAGACGGAAGTAAACAGATAGCCCCCCTCCTCCAGTTCAGGGAATCGCTCGAACATGGCGGCCAGACATCCCTTATCCAACAACATGGGTGTGTGCGTACCATAATTCAGACAAGGCAATTGACTCTTTTCCAGCAGTTCCTTCGTCCGCTTCATATTCTCGGCATAAAGCCCTTTGAATCTAAGCGGAACGAGCATTCCATTGACTTTGGGCAGCGCCACATGAGCCAGGTCGATAGGATTCATCACATAGATGTCATCGTTGGTCCAGATGAAACGTCCGGTCACTTCGGGCGATTCCATAGCCACTTTCAGCTTGGCCAGCGTATCAACCTGTGCATTGTCAGAGACGCGATTGTGCTCAATGAAGGTAATCTCTTCGCTGAACCAATCTTCACGGTCACCGATTACCACCACATTGATGCCGAAGCGTACATTCTTCTGCCAGGAACGCAGTGCAAAAAGCAGTTCCTTGCCTTGTGCAAACTCCTTGCAATAAGGAATAACCACTGTCACATGGTCTTGAACCGACCGCGCCGGCGCTGGTTCCTCCACCGCATCCACCGCCTTATCGACGGCCTGCACATCCTTTTGTTCCACACTCTCTTCTACCGGTTTCAGTTCTACGGCCACATCCTCGGTCTTAGCTGTTTTCTTTTTTGTTGCCATAATTTAAAGTTTTTAATACGATACAAAAATATCGTCTCCACATAGTTCGTAAAAGGACACAAAGAGAGGCGAATGCACTGCAAACGCCTCTCTCCAATAACCAACCTTTAAAACAGAAATGAATCAAACTCCTGAACCACCGGAAGAAGACGACGCTTCGCCCAATCCCAAAACGGCATTGATTTCTTCGTTGTCCGTAGCCGGTACAAGGCTCTTGGCGATGTGACCGATAGTACCTCCGCGTAAGGAACTTGCCAAATTGATAGTATTCTTGTCACCCTCCTTGTTATCCTGGGAATCGGCCTTGGTCATCTTCAGCGGAGTGCACGGCGTACCGGCAATCTTCGCATCCTCACCAGAGCAACCGAACACGATTGCCCCCAGATTCTCATTGATATTGTTGTTCACGAATTCATCGTGTTCCAACTCTGTACCCGGATGTTCATAATCCACATGGTGGATGAACCCACGTGCATCATCCTCTCCCTCGCTGGAGTGGTAGATGTTGATGGTGGAGTCCGTAGCATACACCGCTATGGGCTTTTTACCTGGCATCATCTCAAATGCCGTCACCTTTACTCCCTTCTCATCACGCGTATAAGTCTTGACGTCTTCCCAGCGGAAAATCTCGATATAGGACTTCTTCCCTTTCGGACGTCCGGCATTTGATGCCTTCTTAGGCACCGATACCATTGAATATGTTGTTTCTGACATATTATATACCTCCTATATTTAAATTGATTAAATGCCGCCTGTACCGGAACCGGATGAAGAGTCAGCCGAACTATCCGACTTCTCGGGTGGCAGATAAGCGAAGATGGCTTCGGCAATCCAGAAACCCACAGATTCCCACCACTCGGCGAAGACCTTCACATCGTAGTTCTCGCCCTGCATCCATACCTTGGCGCTCTGCGGATCACGGCTGCGCAGGTGCTTGAAGTTCTCTTTCGGGGTAATGAAGAACACGCCCGTGCCACGCATACCTTCGAGCGGAGCAAAGGTAAATTTGGAGAAATCGACCTTGATTTTCTCGCCGTCTTCGTTTTTGAGCCACGGGTAAAGTTTGCGGTATGCCTTGCCATATCGCTTCACCAATTCGGGGTCGGCGTGGATGAACATTGTTTTCTTCTTATACAAGGGTTTCACCTCTTCCACTGCCTTGTCTATCTGGTCCACAAGCGTGGCGTCGCTAAGCGTTTCGCCATTGAGCAGCCAGGTGATTGCATCGTTCTTCGCCGCCTTCAATTTTCTGAGTTGCGTAACGTAACCATCCATCACGTCATTGGCATCCGTAGCGTCATCGCCGTCCTTGGTAGCGGTACTCTCCTTGAATTCACCGACGGCAAGGGCGATTTCGCGCTCCTCGTTCAGCTTCGGGAAAATGAGTTGATAGAGGATGTACTTCACTACGGGCATATCTTCGGGCCTCAGGTTCTCATCGTAGAGATAACCCAGGATGTCTTCCATGATATCGGAAGGCGTGATAGGCACGTTGATTTTGCACTTGTAGTTCTTGATGGTCAACGGAGTGAACTTCGATTTGCCCTTAGGCGTCCACTTCGGTACGAACTGCTGGAGAACTGAATCAACGGCAGCCTGTTGCGCACGCACTTCGGTCTTGTCCGTCACCAGCGTTGACATATACTTGGTGGACTCCGTGGTACCCATCAGCCCTTTGAGTATTTCTAACCTCTCGGAAGAGACATACTTGCCGAACTCTTTCTGAAGCTCAGTAGTTTCAATGGTCGAATTACCACTATATGCCGCTCCCTTGAACGCGGCATCCAAATAACGGTTGTGTGCCAGGCTCATGTCCGGCTTGAACTTGCTACCCATTTCGTTCTTGTCTCCTGCAACCTGCTGCCCCGCATCCGGTGCAGGTTCTTTGGCCATCTTGGCAATCTGGGCATCCTTCGAGGCGATGTCCTTCTCCTGCGCTTTTATTTTGGCATCGAGGTCGGCCAAATCCTTGCGTGCCTTTGCCAGTTCCTGCGCATTTTTGTCACGTTCAGCCTCCAGCTGCGCTCTCACCTCATCGGTCACAGCACTTTCAGCATTTCTGCCGTCTTTCTCAAATTCGGCGAGGTCCTTCTTGAAGGCTTCGACGAATACGGTACCGTACTTGTTCTTCAGTTCCTCTTCTTGAGAAGAGAGCAGGATGGACTTGCCTTTCTCATCCTTGGCAAAGGCAGAGATGCCCAAGAACCCAAGCACTACACTCATCACTTTTGCAAACATAATTCTATGATTTAGAGTTGATATAATTGTTTATTGTCATTTCCGAATCAATCTCACGGCTACGTTGTACGGCATAGTCCTGGGTACCGATAGCATCTATCAGCCCCACTTCCAACGCCTCCCTATGATAGAACATCCGGCCACGAAGTAATCCTTCAGTCTCCAGCTTCAAGCAATTTCCCCGATTCTTCTTGACGTTCTCCTGGAAGTCGCGGGCCAACGGGTCCAGTTCCTCATCACGGATGGAAGCATAATCCCCCTTCTTGGCTGCCTCGAAAGGAGCGTTCTTGTAATCAGAGAGGTTGGAATAGATGGTATGCACCTTGATGCCTGCACTCTCATAATACTTGGCATAATCCGGAAAACTCATCATCACACCTATACTGCCGAACTCGGCAGACACCTCATTGGCCGCAATGATTTCGTTGCAATAGGAAGCGGCATAATAAGCGGCAGAAGCGCAGAGGTCACAATGAGCCACCACTGCCTTGCCCTTGCCACGCGCATAAAGGATGGCATCGACCAGCGGTGCAATGGCATCCACTGCACCGCCACCGGAATCGATGTCACATAAAACAGAAGAAATATTCGGGGAATCTGCCGCCTCGCGGATGAGGTCGGCATACTCCATCGTACCATAGCTACAATAAGTACCGTATTTAAGCAGGGTACCATGAACGGGAATAATAGCCGTACTGCCTTTGGGAGCGTCAGCATAACCACCGGAAAGCCTTGCCGTTCGACCGCCCGCTGCCGCAATCATCAACGGAACCGGTTCTCTGTCGGCAAGTATCCTATTATCCTGGTTGTCTATGCCATGCTCCAACAGTCTGTTTACAAGCAACAAGTTCGATTCCACCTCGCGGAAGGAAACGAACCATTTGCCCCGGCAGACTGCACTATATAAGTTTGAAAATGCCATTATCTTTTGTACCTTTTAATCCGATACAAAGGTACGATGGCACCAACTGCTTAAAAGGACTTCAATATTTTGGCCGGCTCAGGGCTGCTGCGCTTGAAAGAGAGGGCAAAGGCTGCCGGAGAACCAGATTCCTGAAGCGTCACCACTACCGGGAACTGGTCGGTTCCCACCACCCTTTCGGTACCATTGGTGAATTTCAAGCGGACCAGTCCCTCCCGGCAAAGCAAATCACGCAGCGAATTGGAAAATAAGGCTCCCGTATCAGTAACCACCGCTTTCAGCTCCTGCTCCGTCAATTCCCCGGCAACATTCTTTTCCTTGAACTCCCCGGAAGAGACCGGAATCGGCGTCCATTCTCCTGAAACCTGAATCGTTTCCACACCCGGCATATTTCTGACCACCGAGGCCGCAACCGGAATAAATCCCATGGCACATATTTGGGCACGTTTGTCACCGATATTCATTTCTTACTTATATTTTAAGAGTTATTTATCTGAAAATCTGTTTTTTACTTAATAATTAATCTGCTAAAAAATATCAAGGGAACAACGACAATTGAATATCCCTATTCACCTCCTTGACCATCCGCTGCCTATTACGGTAGTCGAACTTCTTGACAGCATCGTAATTGATGGCATTGTTCTTGATATTGTATGCCATCAGGAATGCCCGGATAATCCGGTCCTGCTTATACCCCTTCTCATAGCCGGCAACAAAGTATTCCCGAACACGTATGCGGAAAGAGGCTTCAATATAGCTCTGGAGCATACGCTGTTTCCATTCCGGTATATAGATGAAGTTCTCCTGCAGAATAAAATGGTTCCACTCCTGGATAGGAAGATACAACGTTATCGGATGCTCCTTGATAGCCTGCTTGGGCGGTCTGTCCGTAACAGTGACCATGGCCTGAATGAACTTGCCAATATCATTGGCAGCAGTCACATTCACACCTTCATCAGTAGGCCTGCATCCGAATTCATGGTATAGGTAATCGTGAAGGTAGGGTTGGAGTTCAATTATTACATTAGGTTTCATAGCTCAAGTCATTTATTAATAAGCAAATATAGTGAACTTTTTATCGAAACTGATTGGTTCCGTCAGAAAAATAGTTCCCCAATTTACAGGCACATTTTGCCTTCCACATCTTCTACAACTTCTACAAACCGTTTAACATCCTATATATCAACAATATAACTATTACAATATAGAAGAAAAAGTGTAGAAAAACCTTATACAAAGTGGCATTTTGTAGAAGAAAAGTAAAAAAGCAGCATTTTGTAGAAATTTGTAGAAGCTTGTAGAACATCTTTTTATAACATAAAACACTGATTCATAAAGATGTAG